ACTTTTCAAAAAAGTGGTGCAAAACATTTGGCTCCACCTTTTCTAAAGGTGGAAATTGAAGAGCCCTTTTGATTTTACTGTTTTTTTGTGTTTACGTTTTTTATTTTTAACTGTTTTTGGTTGGTTTGTTTTTTTAAACTTTTTAGGTTTGATTTCTTTGATAGTTTTTGGTTGTTTGTTGCTTTCTTTAATAGTTTTTGGTTGTTTGTTGCTTTCCTTATTACTTTCTTTTAAAAATTCCGGTTTATAATTCAAAAACCATTCTTCGTACTCTCTTGTACCTTTTTTCGTTTTAAGCTCTTTAAATTTGACTGCTTTTTCGGCACGCATTTCTTCAATAGAATCTTGATGACCATAACAGATAATACTAAAACGTTTTAATAATCCTTTTTGTTGCAATCTGTTTTTTTGTTGAACATCAAAAAGAAATTTTGACATACATAAAATTCTTTCAGAGAATTCATTATAATAATCGCGATTTGTATATAAAAAAGACAAATAAAAACTTAACATAGTGTCTATGGTAGCTATTTTGACAGCTTTACCATGAATTTTAATAATATTATAACTATGACATGCGATTGGTTTATAAATAAATGCAATTGTATCATTTCCTATTCTCACTTCATAGTGCTCTGGTATAATTTCACCAATCGGGTTATGAAAAATAACCTTGGTTTTATGAATACCAATATCTTTTAATCTTTCTTCAACTATTTCAGCTGTCGTTTTAGGATCATGTGATATTACATCAAAATCTGCTACCTTTTCTACTTTTTTCCGTAAATGTTTTGGCATATATTGTGAGTAGAGAGAAATAGCATATCCGCCAAAAAATACTACTCCTTGATTTATTAATGTATTTCTTACATTATCATAAATCTCATCTTCGTCTGTTTGATTACCCATTTCTCTTTGAAAATCAATTTTATCGCAATCAATGCTTGTTAACGGATAATGTTTATTTAACAATGTTAAACGTTTTAAAACCTTTTCCCATCTTGATATATCTCCTGCAGGTCTGGAAAGTTCCAAATACATTGACATTCTTAGAAAATTTGGCGGTGCATACAGTATTCCAGATACTCTAATAGAGTCTTTTTTCAATGCATTGTATATTTCTTTAGGAATTTGTGTTAAATCCGCGACAGGTATAAAATTGACAAACACTTTATAAGTACCGTAGTGTTGTCCGGATTTTGCTTCAACATCAGTATAACCATTTTTATAATATAAATCTGCTAATTCTTTTGCATCGCTTAAAGCATCTGGTGTGAAGAAATCATAATCGGGTATTTCAACATCTTTATTATAAAACTGGTCTTCTTCTGGTAATATATTATTGATTGCAGTACCTCCATAGCAAATCAAATTTTTAATTTTGATAAAATTTTCAACAATGCCAATCATATTTTGAATTTCGTCTGAGTTAACAATACGTTTTCCTATCTTTTCTTCGGCATTATCAATTGCCATACGTAATATTGCTAATTCACAATCTTGAAAAGTTAAACCTTTACATACATTTTTTGTAGGCTGGTTATTTTCCTTCATATTTTATTTATCCTATATTTACTTGATAAATAAAATTGATTAATATATAAAAATAGATAATTATTTCAATTATATGAAAATGAATAATATAACACAAATAGAATTAATTAAAGAACATTGTTTAAAAAATCGCATTAAAAATGAATACAAAGAATTGACTAATATTTATACCATAAATAACAAGTATGAAATATTTATATCATATGATCCTATAATAAGTCAAGTAATGATTACGTTGATTGAAAAAAACAATAATAATGAATACACTTTCATTGTTGATAGAAAATATCCTTTTCATCCACCTAGATTTCATTTTAATAACCAACCTTATTCACATTATTTAAAATTATCATCACAACGATTCACAGAATATTTAAAAAAATTTACGAATAAGGCTTGTTTATGTTGTTCATCATTATCTTGTAAATATAATTGGTCTCCTGCTATTAAATTAAAAATGTTTATAGATGAATTAAATATAATAAGACAGCATAAACGAAATATAGTGTATAAAATATTAGCCGAAAAGGTAAAAGACAAATATTTAATAGATGACATTGATTTAGATTCATTTTTATTTCCATCAATATTTTCATAAGAGTTAGTTATTTGATGAATAACTTACATTCCAGTTATTATCTACATTTACTTCAATTTTTGTTGCATTTTCCGGCAATTTTTCTGTTTGAATTGTTGTTTCTTGATGATATAATATTGAATAATCATCACAACTCTTGTATAACATTTTAAAATATTGAATCAATTCATCTTCACTACAATCAGTCATACTATAACATTTCATTTCGGAAAAATTATGTTCATCTAGTATGTTGCATAATTTTTCACTGTCTTCTTTGTTATCTAATAAAATAAAATCATTTGTTTTGTCTTGATACAATGTTTTCAAGTTTTTCAAATTATTATAAAAACTATTTACTCCTAATATACAATATTGTTTTTTATAATTCAAATTGATTACACTATTACAATATTTATATTCATAATTTTTTCGCTTCCATATTTGACTATTATGATACCTATAATTTTCGTCTTCATATGCGTTTCTTTGTTTCATGAAATTATCTATGTTATAATGTTCATAACAACGTATATTTAAATTCCATATAATTCTATTAATTTCTGAATTTCTTATTAATGAAAAGTTATTATTATTATTATTCATATACTGAATATAACCCAATTTGTGAAGTTTGGCCATTTTGCTTTTTACTGCTGTTCTAATCAATACTTCATAATCGTCCAAAATAGGTAAATATTCACAAAAATTTCCCATATCCATCAAAGTTTTTCTCCTCCAAATTCGCGGATGATTCGGGACACTTACAATATGGTTTAAGGTAATATTATTGATATTCGGCGTCATTGATACAAATACCCATTTATTTCTTATTTTTTGCCTATAATAACCGGAATATCCTAATGCATAAAAATCTCCATATCTATAATTGTTTCCGTCTTCATATATGTTTATAAAATCCATATAAACAAATCCTATGTCACTGTCTTTTTCAAATATGGTTGTAGCATCAGATAAAACATATGGCAATATTTCATCGTCGTGATCCATTTCTAACACATATTTCCCGCGACATAATGAAATCGCCTCATTTTTAACGTTACCTATGTTGCCATTATTTTCACTACGCTTATATAAACGTATTCTTTTATCATTTTTAAAATTATCTCTTAAAAAGATAAAGTGTTCGTCATTGGGCGAATCGTCCAATATTACCCATTCCCAATCTTTTAAAGTCTGTAGTTTAATACTATCATATGCGCGTATTATCTTATTATAAGAATTGTAACATGTGGTAAATAATGAAAAAACTGGACATTGTTCTACTTTTGGCGTAACGCAAGAATCTAAATAACAATAATTGACACCATTATTAAAAGTATCAATATTGGTGTCATTTAATGTTTTATAATGAATCCATCTTCTTCTCATTCTATCTACTATGACTTCGTTTACATCTTTATGGTAAATAGTTTCATCTTCACCAAAAGTTACTAATAAATGGTAATTTGAATCGTATAATTTGTTTAATTCTTCTTTATTATTGATAATAAAAATTGAACATAATAATCTATCCTTATTTGAGTTTAAAAATTCATCAATGTATGAATACTTGTCGTATCTAAAAAACAAAATATATGGGTATTTCATTGAATTATATTATAATTTATTTTTAAATTGTATTTATTACAAATACTAATTCTACCTTTTTCCACCTTTAGAAAAGGTGGAGCCAAACATTTTTTGAAAAGTAGAAAGGTTGTTTTTGCTCTACTTTTTTGAAAAGTAGAAATAAAAATATAATCTTTTTATAGTGTACAATGAATAAAAATCCTTCAATCACAATTGGAACTTTGCATTTAACGAATGGTGTAGATACTGGTTTAACTTTAGATTGTTCGGGTAATTATGGTATTGCTAACAATGGTATCTTATATGCCAACATAAATAGTGGCGATAAACAACACGCAATGGCATTTGGTCTAGATACTGATATACCCTCATTGATAGTACGCGGAGGAGATACTGAATATCAAGTTACAATAAGTCTATCAGATTACCGTATAAAAGAAAATATTAAACAACCAAAAACTGATATATTAGATCGTTTAAGTTCTATTAATATATTTGATTATACATTAAAAAGATTACCTGAACTTTTGAATGAAAATCAAGATAAAATCAGCAATCAGTTAGGTTTTTTTGCCCATGAATTGCAAGAAATGTTTCCAGAATATGATAACTTGGTAATTGGAGCTAAAGATGACGTTGACGAAAATGGCAACATGAAAATACAACAAATCAATTTATTACAATTTGGAAATATTTTGATGAAAAGTATACAAGAACAAAATGAAAAAATAAATCAATTAATTTTAATAACGCAAACTCTTCAAGCTGAAATTCAAGAATTGAAATCAGCCAATAATACTGTCCCTTAAAAAATTGCAATAATAGTGCAATAATTTAGG